GCCGAGGCGTAGTGGATCCCACTGGGTTATCGGAGTAGCTGACGTTGTACGGGCCAGTACCCCAGAGGCTGTTGGACCGGGTCCGGGCGTTGAGGACGAAGCTGGCTGCACCGTTCTCGTAGGTCACGTCACCAACGGTTCCCTCGACCACCCACGGGAAGATCATGTACCCGAAGGGGGTATTGCCCGTACAGGGCACCGAGCTGTTGGTGATCCGGGTCCAACCTTCCAGGGCGAAGTTGGCGTTAGCTGCCGTCCCCTCCTGGGTGTTGTAACCGATCGCGGACGGCGAGACAGCGTCGTTGAGGTACGTGGGCTCGGCGGACATGATGTTGATCAGTTCCGGGTCCACGTTGCAGAAGGTGAGGACCAGGTTGATCCACTTCAAGATCGGTGGGTTGGTCTCCTTGACGCAGAAGTCACCATTGCCGTTCTTGACGAAGAACTCCTGGCGGGCCTCATACTCCTTGGTCAAGGCGACCGAGATGATGCCGTCACTGACCACAGTGGAGCACCCAGTGACCGCCTGACCACAGGAGTTGAGCTGAGTCACCCGCACCTTCGGAATCTTGAAGGGCGTAAAACAGGTTGAGGTCATGGGTTCCTACTCTCCAGCCCCATAGGAGGGATCACGTTCCGCCTCCTGCCGTGGTGCAGGTACGGGTTACCTTCACTGCCCAGGAACCGCACTCCACGACCGCCAGATACACCTTCTCGCCGAGAACGTACATCTGGTTAAGAGCCCGATCCATGGTCTGCTGGGGGTCTGGGATTGCAATGTCCGTGCCCCAAATGAGCACCCGACCCGAGGCGTACATGTACTCGTCGGAACCAGTTGCCGCCTGTCCGGCCGGGCCACTTCCGTCATAGCCCTGACCGAACACATAGGGAGTCCCGTACACCGTGCGCTTGAGTCGACCTGGCCCCTCATAAACGAGGTAGTTGTTGGACAGGTGAGCGCTCATTCCTGGCCGTGCGTGGATTGCTCCGCCCACGATTCCGTTGTCAGCCAGAGCCTGCTCCAGCATCTCCACGGCCTCAGTGACACAACCTGACGTGCCAAGGTCGGTCGCACTACGGAACAACCCGGGCACGGTTCCCAGGCCGTTGGAGGCATCCCAGCCCTGCCAGACCCGTCGCTCCACACCCCGCTGCTCCCGCAGCGTCATGCGGGTACGGACCCGCTCCGCAGCCTCATCAAAAGAGAACCCGATGCTGCCGCAGACATAGGAGGTGATGATCCCGAACGGGGACCCAGAGATGGGGGTGTCCAGCACAGAGAACGTCTTGGAACCAGACACTGCCGGGCAGTTCATCTGGTACATGAAGATGTCTTTGACGCAGTCGTCTGGGACGTACTGGAGACCTCCACCAACTGCCTCTGGTACCGGAAACGGCATAGGTCCCAAGGCCACATCGAAGAGCCCATACGGCCGTGGTGGCGGTGGGGGCGCCCCGATGAGGGCTGGTGCGTTGTTGATCGTTGCCATGGCGTCTCCTCAACTGCCTGGTAGGGCGAAGGGGGCCGGTTGCCCGGCCCCCGGTTCGCTTACGGGCAAGTGAGGGCTCCAGTGCTGGTGGTCTTACCGCTCGGGCAGATCGGCACGGTGTAGACCCGGCTCAGTGGGCACATCTGAACCATGGCCCAACCCGTCTCCGTGAAGAGGTGGGTGACCTGGTTGGTGGCCAGCTTGGTCGAGTCGTAGACCGAGTTCAGCGTGATCACGTCCGAGACGGCCCGGATCCAGGTGCCCGACGGGAACACCAGGAACTGGAACGACTTGGGCAGGAAGTTGATCGGGGTCGACGCACCCGGTCCGGTACCGGACAGGGCGGCCGTGCTGAACGCGTCCTGCCAGTCGTACACGTACTGCACACGGGCACCACGGGTGGTGTAGAAGGCGTTGATCTCCGCATCGGTCAGGTTCGGGTCCTGCACGAACGGGCGCCGCATCCAGTCAGCCCGCATCTGGGCCAGAACCCACCACGGCATGATGACCTCAAGCGTGGCGTTGCGGGCCATCCGCAGCCGGTACTTGATGTCGGTGATGGCCATCTCCACCGCGCTCATGATCTGAGAGGTGGTGGAACCGTCAGTGGCCCACGGAGCCTGAGCGGTCAGGTCGACCGCCGTGGAACCAGTGACCACGTCAGAAATCTGCTCACGGTTGATCTGGTGAGCGGAGGCGGCCATGGCGCCACGGGTGAAGGTGGCGGTGTACTCCGGGTAGCCACGGATGGCCAGGATGTTGCCGGTGAGGCACAGGCCCGTCACGCCGAGACGAGTGTCCACGAACGACGGACACGGGATCTCGATACAGGTCTTGGTGGTACCAGAGGCAACCTGAGCCTCAGTGAGGTCGAAGAAGCCGTTGGGGGTCTGTCCACCCTGGACACCGAAGATGGTGGAGAAGTCCAGACCGGTGTTGTGCCGGATGCCGCCACGCCGGGCCTGAACCTCAGGGAAGTCCGCGAGACCGTCGGTGGTGATCTGGAGGCAGATGTCGTAGTCCGTCTCAGACGGAGCACACCATCCCTGGGCGGCCACGATCGCGTCACGCTCAGGCTGCTCGGCCTTGATGCGCTTGCGGTCCAGCTCCACGCTGGCCAGGAGTGATCCACCGGGCAGGCGGGACTCGTCAGCCACCTTCAGCAGCTTGTCGTAGTCCGTCTGGTCTCCGTTGACGGAGAACTCGTCCGGGTAGTTGCGGATCAGGGTGGCGACGGGGGACTGGATGGGGCCGTTGCTGCTCTTGACCCCGCTCTTGTCCATGCTCTGGTGCGACGCGCTGCGGGCCTCGAAGATCTTGGCCACTTCCAGCATCGTCGTCAGGACCTGGCCGTTCTCGAACGACCCATCAGCACTGGACGTGCTGGCCGCTGCAACCAGCGTGGACATGGGCACCCGGTTCGGGTGCGGCAGCTCAACATCCTGGCCGCCACCGTTGGCCTTGATCTTGGCCACGGTCACCTTGGTGGAGGCGACAACCGCGTCAGCGGGCTCCTCAACCTCGGCCTCGGCCTCAGCCTCAGGCTCTTCCTCGGCGTCTTCCTCCGGGTCCGTGGTCGCAGCAGCGAACCGGTCGGACACCTCGCGGCGCACGGAAAGCTCATCGGGGATGGTGGTGAAGACGAAGCTCTGAAGGTCCTCAAGACGGGTCAGCTCTTCGACCGTGATGGTCTCAACAGCGACCGTCGACTTGAGGTTGTCGTATTCGGCCTTGGCGACACGGCGAAGGTCTTCGAGACCAGCGATGGAAAACTGGTCAAGACTTTCCGGGTCGGGAATCTGGAAAGGCATGTTCCTGCTCCTAGAAGTTGATCACTTCTGGTGCAGGCCCATAGCTCAGCCACCACTCCAAGGCCCGGCCCATAGCTCAGCGCCCGATTAGAACGGATCATAGATCCATTAGTGGTGCTTTACAAGGGGGTCATACCTGGGAAGCCAGGACCGCCAACACGACCACGAAGGCCCCGATCCAACCAAGGTCAAATCGCGTTGGAATCTTGGCCGCACCACCAAGGAAAAAGATCCCGGCCACAACCCACAGAATTATCTGGATGACGTTCATCGCGACACCATGCTGTACGTACCACCACCGGCCATCGTCACTGCGACCTTGGCAGCGTGCTCACCGCTGACGATTTCCGTGCGCCCATTAGGGAGCCGGACCTCAAACTTCGGCTCCTCGGCCGACACAGCCTGGCTGTCCCCACCACCGCATGCACAAGGCATGGCCCCTCCTTAGCTGAAGTGGTCAGTAAACCACTTTTCGAAAGCCTTACGTACAGGATCATCAGGCCCAACCCCAGCCTGTTGCAACTGCTGAAGGATCTTGCGGTACAGGTCAGGGACCTTGCTGTAGTCCCCGGGCACCCGGGCGTACCGATCCAGTGTGCGCAGGTCCTGACTCTTACCACTGCCCAGTCTGTTCTGAAGGGTCAGGAACGTGCTGACCGGGACGCCCTCACCCGGGGTGAGACCCTTCGCCGTCACGTTGGCCGTGGGGGCGGCCGGAGCCTCGTTACCAGCCTTGGGCACCGGGGAACGTAGCTCCGCCTTGGTCACCGTTGGGGCAGCCTTAGCCGCCTTCTTGGCAGCCTTAGCCGGTGCCGGGGTGGCCTTGGCCGGCTCGGGAGCTGCCGGGGTTGCTCCACCACCACGGATCCACTTGCGCACCTCGGCGCTCTGGTTGATGGGTGACAGCTTCCCGGATTCACGCTGAGCCCAGTACACGCCATCGCCCGACTCATGAACACGACCACTTGCGTGTTCAATGGCGCGCTGGGCCTCGTCGTAGTTCGGGTCGTTTCGGTCCCCCTTGGAGATGATCTTTACCGAATCCAGGAGGTGTTGCATGGGGGTCTTGCCCTCACGAACATTTGTGCGGTCGTGGTAGGCCGGGATCTCGTTCACCTTCTCCAGGAAGTCCCGCACCTGAGCCGGCGTGTTATCCGGGAGGTCAAGCTTGCTCGGCTTGGTATCCAAGCCGGCTACGGCCTGGTTGATCCGCTCCCGGACCTGAGCATTGCCAGGCTTGATGTCGCGGATCAGAGCCCGGGCCGTAGGTACGTCGATTTTCCCATCGTGCAGTTGCTGGCCAATCTCAGTGATCTTGTTGAGATCCGGCGTTGACACACGGTCATCGCTGGCAAGGTCTTTCCACAGTCCGCCAATCTCGGAATCCATGTGAATGAGACCCTGATCGGCGGACCATCTACCGTTAGGCGCCTTCAGGTCATCGCCCCGGCCAAAGGTGGCAGCGCTCGTGCCCTCGTCGAACCGGACACGGACACTCTTCACCGGTCCTTTATCCGAGATAAAGGGCTCATTGAATCCACCCTTAGCCAGGACCGCTGCACCCTCACCGGCACTGGGGGCCGCCTTCTTGGCGGCTCGGGCTTCACGCTCGGCAGCAATGGCAGTCTTCGTAATCTCAGAAGGATTCGATCCACCAAGGCGCACATAGGCCGCATGCTCCAGGCGGGTTGTCACGGTGCGACGCAGGATGTTCTCTCGCAGCTTCGCGATGCTGTCACTGGGCCGAACCTCAATGCCCACCTGCTTGGCAAGTTCCTGATACGGGCCTTTCTTGTTGCCCATGCTTTCCAGGATGTGACGACCCTGGTCCACAGTGGTGGCATTGGCCAACTGGGACTCAAACGCACGAGAGGTGGGAGTACCCGCCTCGGCCTTTGGAGCTGCCTTCACAGCCTTGGCTGCATTGAGCCGGGCCAGGTTGGCAGCAACCTCCTCCTGCTTGTTGGTCGGAAGCTCAGCAACGGGGGCAGCCGCCGGGGTCCGCTTGCCAGCTCGGATTGCAGCGTTGTTCTCCCGCTGGCGTTGTGACCGGGCAATGACAGCCGCCCGGGTCTCCGCTGGCAGGCTGGCAATCGCATCACGCCGTTCCCCGGCCAGGCGATCAAGCATCTGCTGTTTCTGCTCCGGGGTGGCCTCAAGAACCCCGGCTGGGTGGGCCTGGAAGGCCCGACCTTCCACGGTGCCCTGGTATCCGGGGCTGATGACCTGAACCGCCTGCCCCTTACGAGGTGACGAGTCGCCCATACCCCGGTGCTTTCCAGGCTCGAAGGGCTCCACAGTTCCGACCGGGCCAGTGTTACGAGTCAGGCCGTGCTCCGAGGCGATCCGGTCCAGCTCTGCCTGGTCTCCGGCCACGGCTGCCCGCTCGATGCGCTGAGCCAGCTCTGGGTCGCTGCGCCCTAGTTCCGAGCCACGGACACGGTGGCTCACAGCCCGTTCGCTGGCCCCATTGTTCAGCAGTTCATCCACAGTGGACAGTGTTGATCCAATGTTCTTCACCCGGTTCGCCGCCTCCATCCGCGAGCTGACCCGCGCAACTTCCGGTCGAGCCCCGGGCGCCCCACTGATGACATCCCCGCCACTACCGAACCGGCGCTCCACCGCCTTCTTGAGGATGTCATCCTTCGACCGGCCGGTGATGCCCATGGGCTTAGCCCAGTCGCGGATCTCAGACAGCAGCAGATCCTGGCGCATGTTGGTGGCCGCCTGCTCAGCCTCAGCGCGTGTGGTGGAGGCGTCCCAAGCCTTCTGGTGACGGTCCAGGACACGCTGCTTCAACTTCTCAGCCTCGTCCCCGGCCTCCTTGACCGCAGCCTCAGCGCGGGCCACGGCCTTCTTGGCGGCCGGTTCCTTGACCGTCTCCTTGGCCTTGGCCAGGTCCTCAGCAGCAGCCTTAGCCGGGGTGCGGGTTACCCGGGGACGCTTAGCTTCGGCGACCTTGTCCGCAAGCTGACGAAGGTTAGCGACCTCCTCCGTGCCAGCACGGTACTTCTGGTCCAGTTCGGCCTTATGCTCGGGAGAAGTGCGACTGGCATCCACCCCGCCATTGATGATGGCATTGGCGTCAGACATTCTTTGGGCGCGATCGCGGATGTTCTGGGCAGCCTTGGCCGGGCTCATGCCCTGGTTCAGATCACCTTGAGCCGCATCAATGTGTCTCTGGTCGATGTTCAGGTCCCCAGCAATGGCCTTCGCATCCAGGTGCTTGGCCCCACCGGGACTGAACTCCTCAACGGCCTTGGCCTTGGCGGCCTCCCGGGTGACCTTCTGGGCATTGCGAGCTTCCTTGGCAGCGGCCCGCTTGTCCAGTTCTCCCTTGATGGTCTGCTTGAGAGCGTCCTGGAAAATCTCCTGAGCATTGCTGCCCTTGGCATCCAGGCCGGTCTCCTCCTTGAGGACCCGACGGAACTCTTCCGGGTCTTCCTTGTTGAGGTTGTCCCACCACTTCTGGCCTTGGGCGTCAATGATTTTGCCCTGCACCTCAGGAACGGTCACCCGCTCCTTGCCGAAGTGCTGATGCAGAAGCCGGGAGGCAGCTTCCTGGGAGTCGACACTTTTCAGGAGCTTGTCCCGCTTGGTGCGCAGGTTCGCGATCTCAGACTCAGACAGGTTGCCGGTACGAATCTCGCGGGCAATGTCATTTGCCTCATTGTTATTGAGTTCAATGTCTGATTCGAGGCGACGGATGCCTTCCTCGGGGCTGTAGTTTCCCTTTGCCACACTGCGTCGAACCTCATCGATGGTTCCTTGGGACGTCTTGTCCGGTGCAGCGGGAATCCGGGCCTTCTCCCATGCCTGATCAAACTCAGACGCCCGTGGCTTGTTATCAATTGGCTCAGAGCCACGAGTGCCCACAGACCCGTCAGGGATGTCCTTGGCCACCTTGGCCCGGGTTGCCTTGACCGTTGGGGTGGGTACGTCGGGGTGGGCCTTCTCAGCCTGAGCCACGGCCTCCTTGGTAACCAGCGGTCCCTTGAATCCACGGGTTGCCTGGGAATCGATCTTTCGGCCTACGGTGGCGTCAACAATCTCCCGGCGCAGATTGTCCTTGGTCAATGTTCTGGCGCGCGGAATGTTGAGGCCATCAGCCTGGTCCATGAGCTGAGCCTTGGTCAGGCCACGGAGCAGGCCATCAGCTTCCTCGCGGGAGATCGGGTTCTCCGTCTGCTCCCGAAGGACCCGCTTGATCTCAGCGGCATCGGGAGCAAGCTGTGCCCCACCGAGCTTGCCCTGCCGAAGGACCTCCGCCTGGCTACGGCCACGAGTGGGCTGCTCCCCAGGGGCGGCAGCCTTAGCGGCACGACGGGCCTCGGTCGGGGTCTCCTTGCGATACGAGGTACCACGAGGGGCCTCCGGCACCGTGTCCATCTCATTGCCCGCGTTGTCGCGGACCCGGACACTGCCATCGTCGTTCTGCTTGACCACATCAACCGGGAACCCGGCCTTGTCCCCACGCACCATCTCCGGGACAAGGTTGCCTTCGGAGTCCCGTTCAACCATGACCCGGTCACCGGGCGCCAGGTCACGGCTCCGAATCTTCGGGCCGGTCCGTCCACTGGGGACCAGTCCTTCTCGGGCCAGCTTCATCTCCCGGGCCTTAGCTGCCCGTGCCGGAGTCCCGACGGCGGGACCAGCCTCCCCGCTAGGAGTCAGACCCTCCCGCGCCACGGCAGGACCAGGAGCAGCAGCCTTACGGGGGGCAGTCAGTTTAGGACCAGGGGTCCCCTCCTCACGTGGTCCTGGAAGGGAGGAGGCTTTGCGTTCCGCAACGCGCTTCGCTGTGGCAGCCTTAGTACCAGCCGGGGCCCGAGTAGGCGCCTCCTCGGCCAGGCGCCGGGCCTCGGCCTCACTCATACCGTCAGCGATGTGCTGCTTGCGGACACGCTCCTGGTGAACACTGAGCTTCTTGGCCGGTAGGGCCTTCTTGACGGCCTTGGTTGCCTTCTTGGTGGGGGGTGCCGCCTCCACGCCAGAGATGATCTGAGCCCGCATGCCCATGGCGTCGCTGAGCTTCTGGAGCCGGCCGGCATCGGTGGGGTTGTCCGCAGCCTTAGCCATGGCCTCCAGTTCATCGGAGGCGTTGCGTAGCGAGTCAGCATCGTCGGGGCTGACACCGTCCACAATGGACTTAGCCTCGTCGGGAACCTTGACACCCTTGATGTCCTCTTCAAGGGAAGTCAGCGGCTTCTCAGGGCGAAGAGCAGCACCCTCAGGGCCGCGAAGATCCTTCAGGATCGCGTCCTTCATGCGGTCCTTAGTGGTGGCCCCCTTGAGGCTGATGCCGTTCTCCTTGGCCAGGGCACGGAGGTCAGCAACGGTGTGCTCCTCCAGGAGGGCATTTGCCTCCTGCCCAGACTTGGCGGCCTGGAGGTGGGGGGTCAGCTTCTCCGGGGCAATGGCCCCAAGCTTCCCGCCAGTGCCCACTTCCTCGCCGAGCAGTGCCCGCTGCAACTGCTCCTTGTTCATGGTGGAGAAGCCACGGATCTTCTTCTCCCGGGCAGCCTGACGCAGGGCCGTCACCGTGTTCGGCAGACCAGCCTCGTCGGCCCGGGTCTGAACCTCGCTGACAGCCTTGGCAGCCGGGGCAGCCTTGGCCACCTTGGCAACCTTGGCCGGGGCAGCCTTAGCCGCCTCAGGGGCCTTCTCCGGTGCGGCCTTGGCTACCTTCTCGGCAGCCTTACGAGGCGCCTTCTCCTGGTGCTCCATGAAGGTCTGGTGGCCGGCGAGCTTGGGCCGGCTTCCAGTGCCACGGTCAACCGTGATCTTGTTGCCGTTCTCGTCATCACCGAGAACATGACCATTGGCGTTCCGTCCAGTGACCGTAAGGACGGTGGCGCCAGTCTTACGAGTAGCCGGGCGCCAATGCCCATCCTCACCCTTAGAGACCAGGATCTTGTCACCGTTCTCAAGGCGACCAGCAGTGATCTTCCCGGGCGCCGTGCCTGGGGACTTTGCCCGCTCCCGAACCGGGGCAGCGGGGGCAGCAGCCTCGGGGGCCTTCTCCGGTGCCGGGGCAGCCTTTGCGGCCTTGGTGGCAGCCTTAGCCGGGGCCTTCTCCTGCACCCCACCCAGAGCAGACTCATGGCTCTGTCCAGCCCGACGCCGGGCCAGATACTTGGACCGTCCACTTTGGTCAAGGCTGTCGTAGGCAGACCGCTCCGACGGGGTCAACTCCTTGACCGAGGTGAAGCCCTTCTTGGCCGGGACCGTCTCAGGGGTCGGCGCAGCAGTCTCAGGCTTATGCGCGCGGGGGGTGTTGAAGTGCTCGGCAATCAGGTCGGCAAGCTTCTCCTGCTTGGTGACGTTGGCCCGCAACTCCTCATGCGGAACCTTGCCCTCAGGCCCGGCGAGAAGAGTCTTGTTCTTCTCAATGTCCGCGTCCAGTTCCCGCAGAGCATCGGCAGGGTCCTTCTTGCCTCCGGTTACACCGAGATAGGCGTCGTTGAACTCCTTGCGCTGAGGCCCAGCGGTGGGCGACTGAAGCCCACGCCCCTGGAACTCCTGCTTGAAACTGGCGGCCGACGCCTGAGGAGCCGGTGCGGCGGGAGCAGGGGGTGCCTCGGCCGGGGTGTTGGCAATCTCTGACGCACTCTTACCCTCGGTGGGAACACCACCGATGGGGCCGTGCACGGGCTCGGTGCGCTGCCCGACACCGGCCGGTGGGGCCGGGCTCGGAGTAGGAGTGACCGCCTCCGGTGGAGGAGCGGCTACCGGGGCCGGGGCGTTGATCTGCTGCTGCTCGTTGGCTACAGCCTTCTGGTAGCCAGCACGGCGGGCTTCACGGGCGGCCTGGCGGGCAGGAGTTGGGGCCGGTCCGGGAGGTGCGGGCTCAACACCCCTCACGCCAGGCTGCTGGTAGTCGGCGGCGATGTCGACCTGACGTGGTGGAGCACTGGGCGGCTCGGCCGGCTGTGGCATGACACTGGGCCCACCGATGCGGGCCTGCCGCTGCTCGGGGGTGAGGTTGGCCCCCTTGCGACCCTGCACGATCTCATTGGGGGTACCGGTGGTGGCGCCGCTTGGTTCGGCCACGGCGGTCATGTACCAGCCACCGGAACCGTCCGGGTAGACCCGGGTCACCAGTAGCTTCTGATCCTTGTCCAGGAGCACGCCACGGTCGTTACGGTTCTCACCGATGTGAGCAACGTTGACGCCTTGGGGGACCGCGATCCGCATGGTGATCTTCCCCGGCCCATGGGACATGTCAGAGCCCAAGTGGGTGGGGGAGAAGGCCTTGTCGGTGATCGTGTTTCCGGTCATACGGATGATCCCATTGGGATCAGTCTCATTCAACTGTTGCGGGGTAAGGCCCAACGCTTCCGGGGTGAAGGTGCGACCAAGGATCAGGCCTTCCTTGGTGGGGTGCATTCGCTTGCTAACCATGTCCACGTACTGCTGAGTCAGGGGATCAATTTCCCCGGCTCGCATATGGTCAGCAGCTTCATCCCAGTCCATGCGTAGGCGGCGAAGCTCCAGCTCGTTGAACGCACCACCAGGCTGAACACGGGCAGAGTTGAAGTTGAACTGGGCGGCCTGGCCGTCGCTCTGGAAAGTGCGGGGCGTGGAGGACTTCAGCAGATGGTCAAGCCAAGGGGCCAGCTTGAACTTTTTGATGAAACGACCGTGGAACCCCCGTGGGTGGAGGTTCGGGTCCCAATCGCCGAAGCCCGGCATTACTACGCTCCCAACACGCCCGTATCAAGGGTGGGCCGTTCAACTGCTCCGTACCGTGCGTCCAGCTCTGCTGCTGTCAACCAGGCCATTGGATCACCCGCAGCGGCATCTGTTTCTGATTGACCTCCACCTGGTGGTGAGTTGTCGGGAGGGGGGGTAGGGGCCTGCCCCGGCGCCGCTGCCGGGGGCGTACCGGGAGCCCCCGGGGCAACAGCGGTGGACTGGGGCACCGGGGCAGGAGCCATGGGTGCGGTCACTGCTGTGCTGCTTCCTGATCGGCCGCGAAGATGGCGTGGAGGCGGAGCTGGCGGTCGCGCTTCTCGTAGATTTCACTGTCTTCGATGAGATCACGGAGGCGCTGTGCGCGGTACTCCTGCGTGTCCTCCTCATCCCAGCCAGCGGCGGAGAAGGCGTCGTTCACCGCGTCCTGGATCAGACCAGTGATACCAGTGGTGGGCGGACCGGCATACTCGAATTCGTCATCCTCGAACCACACCGATCCAGCCGCTACAAGGGCGGTTCGCTCATCGTCTTCCATGCTGTAGACGGGGAAAGCTGGGGCGTTAACTGCGAGGGCCGCAGTAAGTTCCAGAGATCCACCTTCCCGACGCCAGTCACCTGAGAGAGGAGAACGACGGAGCTTAGCAACCCTTTGGGGAGTTGCTTCTGGGACGATGGCTCCAGAAAACCAAATCCCGAACTGGTCCTCACCGCAGCGAATAGCTGCAATCTCATCGCCAGTGTTGTCGTAGTGCAGTGCGGCAGCAGCGTAGCCAAGGTTGATACCGGCGTGCCGGGTGTCCATGACGATCTTTCCAGTGTCAATGACTTCACCCTCTGCCGTCAGAACCGAACCAAGGTGGAACGGCCGGTACTCCTGCTCCGAGTGAGGAGCCAGGACACACTCCCGCATGGTCACGTCCCGGTGGCACTCATTCCAGGCCGCCAGGTGACCAAACACATGACCATCCTCAGTCACCGTGAGCTTGGTCTTACGAGTCAGGTTCGGGTTCTCAAACCAGGCCTTGGGCGGGTGCACCGGGATTCCAGTGGCCGAGTAGGCATCCCCCCCCTTGCTCTTCTTTTCCTTCATGCCTTCGTCAGCTCCACTGGAGTCGGAGATTTCAATACCAGCCTTGGCAGCGGCAGCCTTGATCCGCTGCTTGATGGCAGCCAACTGGTTCGGCTTGTAGAAGGCCGCATTCTTGGGCACGTTGATGTACGCCCAAGCGCTACGAATGTGGTCCGGGTTATCGATCGGGTACTTCTTCTCACCGTTGTAGCCCGGGTCGGCGTACTTCACGTCGCCGTAGGGCTCTGCGGCTGCAAATTCATCCATGGCGAGCTGTACACCTTCCTGAGCTGAACGGTCCCAAGGCGCCCGGAGACTGGCATCCCCAAACGACTTGGACATCTCCGCATAGATGTCGGAGATCGTGGAACGGATCTTGGTTACGTCCTCCGGGCTCACGTCCGGAAGGCCACCGTGGGCACCTGACATCAGAGCAGCGGCGGCGTAGATGGCGTGGAAGATCACCGTCAGGTTGCCGTTGATGATGTCCCCCACCGGCAGCCGGTAGCTGGTCGGGTCCAGGGCGTTCCCCGTCGGGGAGAACCACATGAACGCCTTACGCATCTTGTTCGGGTCACCGGCCGCCCATGCCGTGATCCGCTTCACCGCGTCGTCGTTGTCGAACACGGCCTCACGGGGGGCCAGGGGGAGGCCACGCCACCCTGAGGTGTTGACGGTGTACTCGTTGCCCGCTGTAATGACCTTGGGTGCGGCCTTCTCCGGGGTCAGGGGTGGCCCAGAGTGGCCGCACCCACAATCCTCTTCCGGCCCGTTCATCGACATGTCCATGTCGTCGTCCGGCCAGTCCCCGTCACCGTCGAACACGTACAGACCGGACTGGGTGAACGCCGGAATTGGCACCAGGGTTGAGCCACCGATGCCGAACTTCAGCATGTGCTCCTGGCCGTTCTCCGGGTTGACGGTGGCCGTCACGTCCCCACCCGGGTCCAGGCTAGGACCCACCACTCCCATCTGAGCCAGGTACCGGGCCTTCTTTGCCTCCGGGATGATTTCGTCGTCAAGGAAGTCGCCCCAGCCCCAGCAGCACTCCTGGCCGTTCTCATCGGGGCCGTAGGTCATGCCCAGGATCCGACCCACAGTCAGGCCCCCACCATGGCCCGGGCCCTGGCGCTCACGCCAGTCCAGGGGCAACGGGAGCACCCGGTGGTACAGGGCACCAGGCTCGAAGATCCGGGAGCGCCGTGGCTCCCCAGTGGGGCGTCCAATGGGCGCCATCAGACCGGCCCACGTGTACTGACCAAGACTCGGCTGCTTGGCCAGCAGCTCCTGAGCGGCCACCAGGGCGTCCATGGTTTCCGAGGTCATGGCCGCCACGATGCTGTGCTTCAGCTTGCGGGGTTCCAGTGAGCCGTGGCCGGGAGGGCCCCCTGTTGCCTTGGTGTGCAGGATGTTGCACAAGCCTTCGGGGTCGGTGGGGAAGTACTTACGCAGGTTCCGCACACACCGCTTGAAATCCCCTGGAACATTCCAGCGGATCTTCGCAGCACCCTTGCCGGCGAGCCAGTACTTCTGGAGCTGAAGCGGCATGCCCCGGGCTGGGTTCGGATCAACCACGGGTCACCTCGTTTCCAATGTGCAGCTCACACCGGCAATTGATAACCAACTCTGGTGGGGCCGATGGATCCCCTGGAAACATCATCGGCACACCATCGACGTAGAACGGGTACCAGACCGGCACCGTCACTCCGTCAACTTCCTGGTGTGGGGATCGCACACGGTTATCGTCCTTGGTGTCCCATCGCTTGGTCAACTGTCGACCGGTTACTCTGGCCTGTTCGATACCGGCCGCCATGGTGCCCGCACCATAAGCACGGTTGACCTCGGTCTGGGCAATCACTTTGGCTCGGTTCGGCCAGCGCTCAGAGCCCGTGTAACTGAGTACCTTGTCAACCCTCGCCGCGATCTGATCCCTGCTCTCGCCAGCGTTGGTGCCGTCGGTAATTTCGGCAAAGACAAGGTTCGCAACCTCGTCGGGAATGCGCACGAGCAGATTCTGTACATCCGCCAGGTAGCTGACAACGAAAGCGTGGCGTGAAACTGGAGGGACTTCAGTCGCAGAACTCCAGGCGCTGACACCAATTCGCCCGATCTCACTAAGGATGGTGTCCACTTCGGAGTCCCAGTTGGACTGGAGTCCGTAGATTGCAGTTGGATCCGGACTTCCTGACCGGGTGACAGCGGCACGTGCCTTGTCGAGCCATCGGCGTAGTGCACTGCCAACCGTCGCACCGAGAGAACGCTCATCGTCAGCCCTGCTCATGGAGGAACCCGGCTCTGGTCAGGTACTCCTGCAACAGATAGACATGGTGTGGCTTCTGTCGCGTCAGCAACGTGGTGCAGTATCGGTCGAGGGCCGCTCGCAACGCCTCGGAGTCCAGGGTCGGGTCCACTTGTTCCGCCAAAAGCGAGAGATGGTCCCAAGCGTTGGCCAATACCTTATGGGCGTGCGCCTCGTCGCGGACCTGGATCTTGGTGTGCAACTCGTACGGCGGGCACGTGAATTCGGATCGATGTTGGTTACCTACCAGCCTCTTCCCCGCCAGCTCCAGGGCTCGCAGGACGGTGGCGTTACTGACGACGAAGACGTTGAGAGGTTGCACGCTCACTGATGCAGTGAGCCCGGCCGGGGTTCCTGCCGGGGCCGGAGGTGGCCCCCCTGGTGCGTTCTGTGCCTCGGTGACTTGTGGCATGGGCGGACCTGAGGTGTCACTGATCCCGGTCGGCGGAGCCGGTGGCGGGGGAGCACCGGCTCCGCCTTGCTGTGGCGGGAAGACTTTGTCCGGGGGTAGGACATCGTCTGAAATGCCGATCAACTGACGAACCGCAGGGATCTGGAACAGGTTCGGGTCTCGCAGCATCAGTTCCTTGACGAACTTCTGAGAAGCCTCTTCGTCGGTGGGCGCGTCAGAGTCCTTGTAGTCCCCCGCGATTCGTACCGCTTGTGCTGATACAAGTCCGGCGTCATACATTTCCCGAGTTTCCTTGAGGCGCTCGGGCCGTACCGTCAGTGGAGCTGTGTCGTACCAGAGGACGTACTTCTCGGGGTCTTCCTTGATCGACTTCAGAGCTGGAAGCAGATAGGCTTGAGTCAATGCGTCACATATGCGACTCGCCAGCGGTTCAATGTGAACCTTGATCTGGCCTTCCATGATCTGCCAGGCACCCCAGTGGTTGGCCTCTCCGGCACCACTGAGAATCGACGGGTCAATGTCCATCGCCAGAGCGAAGCGGCGGATGGCTTCGTTGCGAAGTTCCAGGGCCTGCTTGGATAGCTCCGACGTGAACTGGATGAGCTGGAGCTTGCCCAAAGCCTCCAGCGGCATCTCCACGATGGTGGGAACCACCCCGGCCGCTGTGCCCTCGCCCCGCAGTGACGCGGAGGCAAACCGCATGATCATCTGAGTGAGGGCCTCGGCGCCATCCACCGAGTTCCCCTCCTCGTCCGGGAAGCTGGTCTCCTTGGGAATGGCGAGCAGGCCGGCGGACACCAACCGGGAGTCGATCTGGGCGAACACGTACCGGGTCAGACGCTCGATCTCAAACAGCATCGGCATGGCTCCCCGGGTGGGGGAGTCCGACCACATAGTGCGGCGTGGATGGGGGGTCCACGTCCTGATGATCATGTCAGTCTCGGGGTCCAGCTTCCCCGGGTCCCCCATCATGTTGGTGATCTCGTTCTGGCCTGAGGTCGTGTACCGCTTCAGCTCCGACCGGCTCAGAACGAACCACTCATCTGACTGTGGATCATCAGTGCTGCGGCCAATGAAGTAAGCGTCCCCGGCAATAGTCAGGTTGATCCCCGCCAGCCGGATCAGCTCAGGTCGACGGGCCGGACCTCCCAGCAAGGTGTCAGCCAGGGCGGCCACCTTGACCTTCTTGGTCTCCGCCTGAACCCGGCCGTTCTTGTCAACCTCGGCCACATAGAACCGGACCCGAGACAGGGCCGAGCCAATCCAGTTGGCTACGAACCGCAGTTCACCGATGACGTCGTATAGCCTCCAGGCCTCGTTCTGCCAGGAGTCGTCACCGAACTTGTACGTGGGCCAGGCTCGCCCCTCAATGTTGGTGATCCTGATGGCCGCAGCGACCAGGCTCTCAGAGGCGTCGTGCCCAGTGGTGACTGGCACCAACGATTTGCGGGACCGGCCTAGTGCCATCAGTTTCCATCTTCCCGATTCGCCAGAAACCCGGTCAAGTATGAGGCTGCCGGGATGGCCAGGATGGCAATAACCCAGCGGTTAGGGAACAAGGCGGCTACCGGCATGACCGGTATCGCGATCCAGATAGACATACACCATGAGCAATGGAAAAGCTTGGAGGGGAGGGAGTCCGGTCCCCAGGTTCGGATCACCCATTGCCGAATGAAGACGGTGATGCTGTCAGACACAAGCAGCCTGGTAAGGCGTGCCACGGCCAGGGCCGCCACGACGAGGCTAGTGATCAGCATGTCGTATAGCGTACGGGCTCCCTAGGCACAAGAGGGAGAGGCAACTAATACAAGTTGGTCAGATCGTAGAAGCTCTGGTCCATCCGGAACTCGTAAATGTTGGGGTTGGCCACCCGCATTTCCCTGCGCTCACCGGCCATCAGCTTGATAGCGGCGTGCACCATGGCATCCATCCTGTCTGGACTTTCCCTGGTGGATTCGGGGTCGAACAGGACCATTTCCTTCTCCAGCTCGGGCCAGTCCCCCACCATATGCAGCCGACCCTGCTCGTTTCTCATGGCCACCGGCTCGGCCCGCGTCTTCTTGCCGTGCTTCGCATGAACTGCTTGCATGGGAGGGGAGGTATGCCGTGGGAAGTAGTCCTGGTCAATCAGCTCCCGGTAGGCATCCCGAAGGACCTCCTCCAGGTACCGCTTACCAAGGTTCTCCTCATACACCAGGACATCGGCCGCGAACTCAGCCACCGCCTTCCACGCCTCAAGTACAGCCGCTCGGCCAGAGTGTGGCGTCGAACGGTCGGCCAGGACGTAGAGGTGCTTGTCTCGGGTTCGGGCCACCACGACAATTCCGAACGTGGCATCCTCACCGGTCAGGTTAGGGTCACAACCGACCACAATGGACACAATGTCATCAGGAGCATCAACGACGCGGTTCTTGATGATGTCCTTGCGCTGGAACAGTCCCCCACCAGCCAGCTCCAGGAGCTTGCCGTACAGCTCCTGCTCTCCGATCGCGGTGCCGTCGTACTGCCGCTTCATCTCAGTCAGGGCGTGACTAGACAGGTTGGAGGCGTTGTCGAACGTGGAACCGGTGATCAGGTGAACGGTCCCATCGACCCGGGCAACCCAATCCTCCAGCAGAGCGATTGGCTTAGGAGTGGTCGTGACGAAGGCGCGCGGGTGGTCATCTACAAGGTCCGCGCGGAGGGAGGGCAACAGGCCGTGGTACCAGGTCTCGTATGGCTTGAGCCACTTGGCCAACTCGTCGCAGAGGATCCCGGCAGCGTTGTACCCACGTCCCGTGTCCGGTGTGTCTGCACCTTCGAGGTAGATTTTCGCACCCTTGGGGAACAGGATCATTGGCCGAGGATTCTGCTTATATCGGTGCTGGATCCCACGTCGTTTCAGAACGTTGAGGATTCCGGAGGGGCCCTCAGCATTGATGGTCCTGGCGTCGGCCAAGGTGTCAGCGACCACCAACCATTCAGTGGGGACCCCTTGCCGATCAAACGGGTGCTTCTTGACCCGGTCCACGATCCATTCGCTACCGGCTCGGGACTTGCCGAACCCACGTCCGGCCAGGGCTAGGCACACCAACCAATCACCAGGGGGAGGTACCTGCTCAGGTCTGGCGGTCCACCACCACTCCTCATTGAGGATGTCGCGCACCATCGCCGGGGGCAGGGACTTGATCCACGCCTCACGATCGTTTGCCGGCAACAGGGCCACTCGCTCTGCGAGTGAGAAGGACACGCGATCATGGTATAACCAAGGTGAGTCCCAGGCGTTCGCCTGTTTGGAGGTACGTGAGTGCGCATTCCTCTCGGCGACGCGGACCTGGTTATCGAGCTAGATATCCCAGGGCTACATAAGGCGCCGCCACCCAAGGTGATCTTTCACATTGGACCGCCACGGGACACCACCCCGGCTGATCGAGTGATCAAGCCCCCGCCATACAGCCAACCAACAGGAAAGGTGGACGTCCGGATGGACCTCCAGGCAGACAAGAAGGTAGCCCTGTCCGTGGAGTACACGGACGAGGTTGGTAACCCAGTGCCGGCCCCGGCCGGTGGCACGACCGTGTACACGGTCGACGACCCGACCATCATCAACCTGACGGACAACGGTGACGGTACGGCTGAGGCCGCCGCCACGGGCACGCTCGGTACGGCCAACGTGCACCTGGACGCGACGTTCACCGACGACGACGGCGTCTCGCACACGGTCACCGGTGACCTCCAGCTTGTGGTCGTGGCCGGTCTCGCTGAGCGGGTCAACATCACGGCCGGCGCTCCGGAGGAGGTCACTCCGGACGTGTAGCCTGGCCTGGACAGCCGGCGACCAACTGCCTGCAACAGGGGACCCCCTCACCTCCCGGAGGGGGTTCCTTTTTGTCGGGGGGTGGAGCTAACATTGGAACCTCCTTGAGGAGGGATCCCCTGTGAACGAACCCCCCGCCCTTGCCGTGCAACTGAAAGAGCTTCGAGACGTGCTCGGCCTGAGCCTCCATGCCATGGCAGAGCTGCTGTACACCTCGCAGCAGACGTACCGGGGCTGGGAGGGCGGAGCGCAGCCACGAAAAGAGGGCCGGGCTCGCATCGAAACATTTATAGAAAGCGCTCATGCTCAGCTCGACCGGCTTCAGCAGGAGGGCTGGAATCTGGCTGGCCTGGTCCCGCTCAGCGTGGCGTCGTCGATGCTCGGGGTCCCACATGAGACCCTCTTCCACGCCTACCGGGACAGCAAGTACCGTGCGTTTGATCTAGGCATCCTGGGGATTTGGGTTGGCGAAGACGAGCTGGATGCCATCTTGGAGGCGGTGCTGGCATGAGGTACCGCAAGAAGCCGGTAGTCATTGAGGCGATGCAGTGGTGGGGTCGCGACGAAGACCGAGGTCCGATGCGAGCGTTCCTCAACAACAGTGACCACCCATCCGGAGTTCTCCACCTTCGCGGGCGTCGCGGCGAGGACCTACTGATTCCCACCCTTGAAGGCGACATGCTCGCGGTGCCGGGCGACTGGATCATCCGGGGCATCAAGGGAGAGTTCTACCCGTGTAAGCCTGACATCTTTGAAGCAACGTACGAGGCGGTGACCAAGTGAACTGTCTGGCGTGTGGCGAACCAATGGTCCCCAGGATTGGGGATGCGTTAACTCACGCCAGTTGCTTGATGGTTGAGCCCGTCCAGGACGAATCCAACAGCTTTTCTGAGATCCTCCGACAGAGACTCACCGAAATCATTATTTGGCAGAACAACCGGAGCCCACGTTCGCAGCAAACTAACATCGGTCCAAGTGAGATAGGCAGTCCCTGTGACCGTCAGATCGCCTACCGAATCGCGGCGATTGATGAAATCAACACGCGTCAGGATCCATGGGCGGCAGTCATCGGGACAGCCATCCATCGCTGGCTCCAGGAGGCCGTGAACGATTGGGTCAACGATCAGTCGGGGCCTCGAAATCTGTTCACGGAAATCGAGCTTCAGTTCGGCGAACTTATAACCGGTCACTGTGACCTCTACGACGCTGAATCGGAGACGGTCATTGACTGGAAGACGGTAGGACCCAACGCTCTCAAAGACGTCGAGGCCGGACGAATTTCTACGGGTTACATGATTCAGACGCAGTTGTACGGTTACATGTTCGCCCAACAGAACATTCCGGTGAAACGGGTGGCCCTGGTGTTCGTCCCCCGGGCCAGTTCCCTCAACCGGATGCGGGTGTGGTCTGCCATCTATGACCCGACCGTAGCAGAGACGGCGCTGGCCCGAGTGTACCGGATTGCACGGGAAGTCCTCTCCAAGGATCTATTGAACAAGAACCATATGTGGGCCGATGTGTCAGCGGAAGGTGGGGATCATTGTGGCTTCTGCCCCTGGTTCGAAGCACACCGTTTGGCGCCTGCGGACGCAACGGGTTGTCCAGGGAGGTGAGATGGAAGAGTTCTACGTGGCGATGAGCAAGGCGATCAAGGACCGCGATCATGCCAAGGGTCGGGTGCTGTGGTGGGAGGCCAAGGTTCAACAGGCTGAGGCTGAGATCGAGGCCCTGGTAGCAACGCAGCACGTTGAAGCAGCGGATCAGACTCCTGAGGAGGTAGGCCAGTAATGGGACCAAATGATTTGATCATCGATGAGCCGGAGGAACTCAACACCGGCACCAAGCTGTACCCCAAGGACATCATCAACCACACCGTGCTGGTGTGGGCGACTGAGTACATTGGACACAGCCCCACCCAGTTCAACGACGGGTCGGACCCCAAGAAGCCGTGTGACGTGGTCGTGGTTGATCTCATCGACCTGGACCAGGTCAGCGAGGAAGGGACCCCCGGCCTGGTGTCTCGTGGGTCATGGTGGCGCCAGGGTCGGCTCATTCAGCGACTCAAGCCACGGGTCGGCAAGCCCAACCCGCTGATCGGTCGCATCATCAAGGGACTGGGTCCCAACGGTGCGTTCGAGCTGATGGACCTGAGTTCCGATGAGAAGTCATTGGCCCGGGCCCGGAACTGGTGGGCGATCAACGGTGGGTTCACTCCGAGCCAGCCGTTCAGCGCCCCCAGCCAGCCGCAGCCGACCGTGCAGGTATCCCCGCAGTCCAACCCCACCCCGCCCCCGTCAGCGTTGGAGCAGTTGGCCAACCAGTCTCTGGGCACCACGCACAACGCCAGCAGCGTGACCATGGACCGGTTGCGTCGGCTGAGCGAGCAGGGTCCTAGCAGTGACGGAGACGCCCCGTTCTAAAAGGTGAAGGCCCCCGGACTCTTTGTAGGAGTCGGGGGCCTTCATGCGGAGGGTCTGGCCAGCGGGACCCTCCGGTGCCATGATGAGCCATCACGGTGGCCTTCCGGGGGCTCTTGATCTGCCAGTTACCGCCACAGTGACCGGGTGTCTCAGACCCCATGGAAGGGAGTTGCTGTGCCGACCGTACTGGATGTCGCGCAAATCTGGCAACTAGCCGGCGTGAGCGCTATCCCCATCCAGGCCAATGGTTCCAAGAGACCGGCGGTGGCTTGGGCCCAGTACATGGTCAATGTGTCACCGATGGCCAACATCAATTCCTGGTGGGGCAATGGCCAGGAATACGGCGTGGCACTGATCTGCGGTCAGGTGTCCGGTGGCCTGGAGATGTGTGAGATCGAAGGCCGGGCCCTAGAGGACTCCGGTGCCCTCCTGCACATCATCTCCGTCATGGACGACGGTGGGGCCGGTGGAGTCTGGGACCTGCTCACTGGCCCGAACGGATACGCGGAGGACTCCCCCAGCGGGGGGATGCACCTGCTCTATCGGATCAGCGATCACCCCGTCCCGGGCAACACGAAGATCGCGGCCGATGAGAACCGTCTGGTCGTTGCTGAGACTCGGGGGGAGGGGGGCTATGTCATCGTCGCTCCCACTCCCGGACACTGCCACCCAAGCGGCGAACCCTGGCGCCTCGTCAATGGCAACTATGGACATCTGCCAACCCTCACGTGGGCCGAGCGGAACCTGCTCCATGAGTGCCTCCGTCTCGCACTGGACAAGACCCCACCCGTAGAGCCCCGGCCGGTGGTTGCTGTCTCCGCCGACGGTATGGCCGACGGTGCCATCTCCAGTCTGATGGAAGTAAGCCCGGGTGACGACTTCGAGCAGCGGGTGGACTGGGAGGAGATCCTGGCCCCGCATGGTTGGCGCCTGACCATGGCGTTGACCAATGGGGAGCGGCACTGGGTCCGCCCCGGTAAGGACGGGCGCGAGGGCATGTCGGCCACTACGGGCCGGGCCAACGACCGCGACCGACTCTACGTGTTCAGTACATCCACCATTTTTGAGGCCGAGGTCCCGTACACCAAGTTCGGGGCCTTCGCTTTGCTCAACTACGGCGGAAACCACAGCCTGGCCGCGTCAAGCCTGGCCCGGAAGGGGTTCGGCACTCGGCGCAATGTGATGGAGATCAAGGATGTGGGGGAGTGGGAGCCACCGTCCTTTGATCTGGCCATCGGGGACTACACCGAAGATGACGCTGGCAACGCCCAACTACTGGCGGACCGGGTCCGGGGCCGGTACCGCTACATTTGGCAGGACAAGCAGTACTACCGCTGGGATACCACCCGTTGGGTTCCGGACAATGAGTCCAGGATCGTACAGGAGTGGTTCAGCATCACTAGGGACATGGTGGCGGCCGGACGGGATAAGTGGGCCACCAAGAGTCGTGGTCAACGGAGCACCAATGCTGCCATTGGTTTAGCTCAAAGCGCGGACCTGACCTTTTCCGCCACGGACTGGGCGCCTAATCGAGACCTGCTCAATGTGCGTAACGGTGTGCTGAATCCGAAGACGCTGGAGTTCATGGAGCATGACCCCAAGTTCCTGATGGTTCACCAGTTTGGTACGAGCTACATCCCGGGCGCGACGTGCGCCAGGTTTGAACGATTCATGACTGACGCCGTGCCTGATCCAACGATGCGGTCCTACGTTCAGCGAGCACTAGGCTATTCCTTGCTCGGTGACGCCGACCAGCGTTCCATTTTCTTGATCTATGGTCCATCGGGAACGGGCAAGTCAACGCTGATCGATACAATTCGATCTATTTTTGGTGACTACGGGGCCACGGCCACCTCTGGGGTATTCCACGCGAAAGACTCTCCCGGAGGCCCATCGCCAGATTTGCACGCATTGATTGGCTGTCGGTTCGTTACCACCTCGGAGACCGCAGAGAGTGCCGTCTTCGATGAGGACCTCCTAAAGCGGCTGTCTGGTCGGGATCAGGTCACTTCCCGAGCGTTGTACGGCAAGCCGGTGGAGTGGACCCCGGAGTGCGTTCTTTGGATTGCCACCAATAACCCACCCAAGTTCAACAGTGACGACAACGCCATCTGGCGCCGAGTGAAGCTGGTGCCGTTCACCACTGTGTTCCAGGGTGAGGCCGAGGTCCCTGACTACGCTCGCCGTCACCTGGTCCCGGAGGGTCCTGGCATCCTGAACTGGCTCCTGGAGGGTCTACGGCAGTACCAGGAGGGTGGCCTGAACACCCCCGATGAGGTGATCGCCCTGGCGACCGAGCAACGCAACGAGTCCGACTCGGTGGCCCGGTTCGTCCAGGACCGGATGACCGACGGGCAGCTTCAGCTCGGTGAGGGCCAGCGGGTGGAGTGCCAGTACCTCTACGACCAGTACATGGCGTGGGCCCGGCAGGTTGGCGAGCGCGGTGGCGGGCTGGGCAACCGACGGTTCTCTCACCGCCTGGCGTCACTGGTGCCGACGTTGCAGCGTAAGACTGCACCGGGCATGCGGGCGACCTGGGAGGGGGTCAGCTACCAGTCCATCGGGACGTGGCGGACCGGACCCCCACCAGACCTCTTCCAAAATTAGTGGTGGAAAAAGTTGCAACTGCATGGCAGGCATGTGTACTGTCGACGAGTAACCACCCCACCCATGGGGAGGTAAGGAGGGAGGGGAGAAGGTGACGAAGAGGGCCACGCTCAAGCTGGCAGACCTCCTGCCGCAGGGACGAGCTACCACAGCAAGTCCTGAGCAGATTACGGACCTGGCCCTAGACATCCAAGTCCATGGTCTCAAGCACCCCATCATCATCTATGACGGACAGGTGCTTGACGGTCTGGCCCGGATTGAGGCAGTCAAGAGCCTCGGTGCGGAGGAGATCGCGGCCATAACCCCCGATCGATTCGATGAACTGTGCATTGCCTTGGCCAAGGGCGGGAACGGACCCATGGAATCCCAACGGGTCGTTGCCCTGATGGAGCATCTGTCGGACCTGAGGCATGAGTTTGTCGTTGAGAGGCGAAGGGAGACGGGCTCCACCAAGAAGGCAGCAAAGGGTCCGGCAGAAGGCATCCAGGTCCGAGACCTGTACGTAGCCGCCACTCATGTCCCGCCAGGGCGCGTGG